CTAGTGGTACGCCAAAGTTGTCGTCAATGTATAAAGGCATCTGTGTGCTGTTACCGTTGTTGATCAATCTCGTGGTTAATTTGTAGAATCGTTGATCCAAGCTGTTGACTACAGCCGCAGTAAACAACACCGTAGTAGTACCTATGGTTAGGTTACTATACGCACCACTGCTGTTAGAAGTAAAGCTGTAAGCAGTCAGTTGATTGTTAGGATCCTGTATGTCAATCTGCACCGTATAACCTGTTAGATCTACGGGTTTTTGATCCTGATTTTTAACTACTAGCTGGATTGGGTTGTCTATGCCTTGATAGACTTTGATTGGGCGTGCATACACGACTCTGTTCCTCGTTGTTATAATAGGAATAGAGTAATCCAAAACTTCTACTGGCATTTTTTGTATGGCTAAATAACTTGTGATTGTAGGCAATTTTAGTCTCTTTCCTTATAAGGTATTTATCGCAAGTCTATGGAAGACAGTTACAAGAATTTTAAATTTTACGTATATCAATATATTCGTTCAACTGATAACATCCCCTATTACATTGGAAAGGGATCAGGATGGAGTCTGGAATTAAAGATATTCGTAATATTAAACAGGTAATTTGTCCACATTGTGGTAAAATTGGGGGTGGTGGCAATATGACTAGATATCATTTTCTGAAATGTAAAAACTATGTTTGATCCTGAATATAAAAAAATATTAGACAGTCATCCGTTCCTTAGTTACATAACCTATGGTGGTAACGAATACATAGGTATCATTCAAAACTCAGACGAGTTGATTACTACGATTTATGACTATGCGGCTCTGCGCACTCTAGCACAGAAGACACAGTTCTTAGAACTTGCTGAACAATGGTGGTGGGAAAGCAACAGGCTGGTGCCTATTAATGTGTTTTTAAAGCAGGATTGGGCGGAATTTAGGGTCTGTTTGAAAACATTCAACAGCAAAGATGTAGAAATTAAGCATGGTCCTTACATCAGTCTTAAAGAAATAGCACAGAAACGCAGTAAACGTCGTAGTATTACACTTGTTCGCAAAGTAGGTTAAGATTTACTACAACTAATTGACTGTAAGCAATCGCATGTGCGGCCTTAAATGCGTATTCACCATCAACCTTATCCCAAACAGTTTTAGCAATCTCTTTCCAAGTCTTGCCTATTAGATGTCTCTTTGCGGGTCTGATAACAGCTAAGAACATGGCCAAGCGTGGAATAGTATCCACGGGCTCTGGCATTTTAAGCAAGGTGTCGTAATGATTGTTGATGTGGATTAACTGCGCACATATCTCTGGATCATATAACTTAGTCCAATCAGGGTCCTGCATTAATTTTACTAAATGTTCTTCACTCTTGACCTGTTTATAAACATGAACGTTTAACAAGTCTAGTTTCATATATCCACGCTCTTCTGCCGCTTGATAATCTAAACTAGCTGATCCTGAGAATGGATCTACAGGTATATCTGTAGCATAGACACCTGTGTTATGACGAGTTAACTTGCCATCACGGATGATACTGGCTGGCGTGACATCTAACAATCTCAATACCTGTTCACGATCAGCAAGGTCTATGTCAATATCACTTTTAAATTTCATAATTTTTCAATGACCCAATTGGTATTGTCAACTGGTGGTGCTGGAGGATTTTTAATTTCTTGTTCAATCCTATCTAACTGTTCACGTATCTGTATCATGTCATGATTGATCAATGTCAAGTCTGTACGCAAAGCTACGATATCTGCTTTGAGATCATCAAACAATACCTTTAGTTCATCAGCGATCATAGTTTCGCCTCCCGTAATATACTCTTTATCCATTCAGTGTCTGCCACATAGTCTTGGAATTTCCTTTGCCAATATTCTGGATCTATCCAAGGAAGAACGATAGCAATTTGCTCATCGTTGAGAGTATCCAAGAAGTCAACCCCACTATCACAATTATACACGATCCAAGGACTAACCCTACCATTAGCGATATGATGGCATACACGATTAGGATTACCAAACCTAAAATAATCACTAAATCCATTTTTAAATTCTCCCAGTTCATCTGCGTAGTCTTGCATCTCCTTTAGTGCTCGTTCTAGTGCATCTTGGACTGCTTCTTTACGCATATAACCTTTTAAGTATTCTAAGTATACCCGTTCATGACACCAATGATCAAGTTTTTTGTTTTCTTTAATGACCCAATCAATAAATGCTTTGGGATTAACTGCGCGAATCGCAACCATATGTCGACCAAACTTGACGAATGCGCGATAGTAAGGACTGGCAACAAAATCAGCATAGCTTTTCATCTTAGCTGAACCCTGTGTCATTTCATAGAAACGTAAATATGCTTGGAGTCCAAACTGCACGCCAGTTTCTCGTTCTTCTTGCCAGCGTCGCTTTTGCTCACAGAGATGTACCGCAAGACTTGACTCTTTGCGGAATTCTTTAGCGCAATACTTACACTTATAGGTCGGACTTGATTGATTTGTCATCATATCCGAGCTCTCGTGCCAAGTCTGTAAGATCTCGTTTATCATTGATAGCAGCTAATACCTGTATTTCGTCGTCTTTTAAATGTGGAAAATGTTTGGTTAAAAACTTGACTGCTTTGCTGTTGCTTTCTTTCTTTTTACCTTTGAGCCAAAAATGATATTGGTTACCCATCTGTGGGCTCACTGTGGTACAGGCTAACCATTGTAGTTTGGTATGTTTGTTGATTTCAAAAAAGTGTTTGTTCACACGTTCATTGGTAGCCATGAGATAATAGGCCTGCAAATCTGCACTGCCGCCAACATTGGCACCATACTTCAACATTAGATATGTGCTAAACTGTTTCTTCTGCTCATCAGTAAACTTGTCATAGTAACTACGATCCTTGCGATCATATGCAGCCATTTCATTACCGATATATAGTGGATCTGGATTACTCATTTACGCCTTACATAATTGATTAGCTGAGCTATGCTCTGTTGCATGTCTCTATACTTGTGTTTCATGCTTTCAATTTCCTCAGCCTGTTTACGAACTAATTCAGTCAGCTCACCAAATGCCTGCTGTGTTTCACGCAATTTTTTATCTTGGCTAAGCAAGTTTGGACGTGGTGGCGCATTTGGGTCCACGGGTCTTTTCTTTTTCTGCTTAAATTGTTTTGGGTTAAATGCCATCTTTGGTTTCCTTAGAGAGCTTATATATAATTATACATTGTTCTACCGCTGATTGTAAAGCAGTATTTTGGTTACGTTTCTCATATATATCTGCCCACATGCGCTTTTCTATCTGCTCTTTGGCTAACCAGCTTTGTCCAATCATGAACCGTTCGCTATCTGGTGCACCTGCTTCGCGAGCATAGACAGTTAATCCACCATCTGGACTCTCGTATATGTAAGTTGCACCTGGTTTATATAATCCCATTTACCAATGCCTAATTACCCCTGCTATGATAAACAGGTTGGTAACGATATAAAATAGCACGATCATCGTGCGTATAAAAGCGATACGATCAGCTTCTTGATCTGTGCGTCCTTCTTTTTGTCCTAGGGCTTTAGCCCAGATGCGCCATGCGTGATTCTTTACCATATCTTTCCGTAGTCTACGACTTCGCTTTGTCTGCTGATGTCTTTAACAAAATAAGCACACATTGGATGCTCTCCATCATTGATGGGCACGGCCAACATCTGTCCTGGACGCAGTTTAGGGAAATACCATTTGACATCTTGATAGATATCTACTATCTCGATTGGTTCAAACACAGGTTTAAAACTGTCCAAGGGATTGAATGTAAACACATTGAATCCACGATCGTTAATACTGGTCAGTGGTATGACTTCTAAGTCACCAAAGTCTGGTTCGCCGATGAGTATCTGCCAATCCACAGGCATCTTGACCAAATTGCCGCCAATGTTAAGCACCAATGCTGGACTGTTAAATGATTCTAAGAATATCAATGGAATAAAGAAGTAGTCCGGATTCTTTGGATCACTGTTGTCTAGTATAGCGAAACGTAGATCCTCGACTTCATCTGGAATCTCATTCATCTCATATGCGGTGTTTTCTAGGGTTAGTATGTAAATTTTTTAGTACTCCTTTAATATTATTTAGATTGCCAATCTGCTTTTTCTACTAAAAATGGATATGAAGCATCTTTATAAAATTGTTTTCTCTTAGTTAAATGCCTTTTAGCAAATTTACATGTTGAGGTAATATCGTATATTTCTACATGGTCTTTGTCTTCCGCTTTACGTATGCCACGCCCAATGGATTGGATGACCCGAACAAAGCTCTTACCAGGCTCCACAAGAACAAGATTGAAAATCCTAGGGATATTGATACCCACAGCAGCAACACCATAGGTAGCAACAATAACCTTATCATCCATTTCTGCAACGTCGTCATAATGTTCTTTTCTATCATCTGCTTTAGTGCCTCCAGACACAAATACACTATCTTTAATACGGTCAACCAAGGCTTTGCCTGGTGCTAGTCTATCAACTAGGACCAAAGTATTACCTGACTTACGTATAGTTTCTACTAACTGTGCGATATAATCCAATCGCCCTTCTGTTTCAAGTAAGTAACGTAACTCACTTTGGTAATCTTTATATTCTACATGATCAACTAACTGTAGTACATTTACGTGACAGTTAGCCAACACACCCTGCTCTTGTAATTCACTAGCACTTAGACGGCCAATGACATCACCTATACTACACTTTAGGCTGACAAATTCGTAGTCTTCTTTAGGAATCGTGCCAGTTAGTCCCCAACGGATAGGTATGTGTGACATCACTCCCGTTAATAAAGTTTTCAGCGCATCCGCTTTGGCCATATGACAATTTGACACCACTGCTCCGTCGACAATATAGTTGTGGTCATTTTCTATATGTAAATTATATACATTGGCCGGTTTAGATATTTCTGTTCGGTTAATTAGTTTCATATAACGCCTTTATTTTTTTTGCAGTTTTTGTATCAAACATACTGTAATCAATATCAACTACTTGTTCTTGTAACCACTTTTTATTAACTAATAGTGTTTTATAGTTATTATTGTTGGCCCATGCAGTTAGTGCCGACATTTTCGCACCAAATTTCTCTCCAATGCACAATTCTTTAGGTTTAACTTCTACCACTAGTTTATTGACATGATCTACAAAATCCACAATATAAATATGTCTTTTATCATGCAAATTATATTCTATCCTCAGTGTCTCGTATTCTGCAAAAGGGTTAATATATTGATATAATGCCTCCCAACTTGACCTATACGATTTACTATTAAATTTCGTGTCCCAATGAGTATTTCTATTATTGCTGTTAGGAGTAAACTCTCCTGCTAATATTTTTTGTTTCATTAATGATGATTTTTTTTGTCTATCTTGTTCAGTCATCTTAATTCCGTACATACCATTTCTGTTGCCGGAATTTTTTTCACTAATTTTGTCTTTAACTGCTTGTGGTCGGGGAGTACCTGTACCTATATTTTGTCCTTTGGTACCTTTATTCCATGGGGTACCTGTATTAAGATTTAATCTAATATTTTCACCGTATTTTTCTTGTACTGACAACCCGCCAATTGCCGCCAATTTAGATTTAATTTCTTTTTCAGTAACTGTACCATGGAATAAGTTATCCATATTATCTACCCACATTGTGGTTTTTTTATTCATAACTCGTTTTTTAAATTTCTCAAACTTATTATCTAGTAAAGTTTCACCGCTCGACAATGTTAATGTGCCACTAGAGTACTCGATTACTCTAATAGATTGATTATGTTCTATTAGTCTGTCATTGAGTAATTCTATCCATTTATTGTATTGTATTTTCATAAGGACTTCTGCATTAGTTATATGTATTTATGTTTTATTTACAATTTCATGGTTATCTGATAATTCGTCGGCCCTGCACCAACCCAAATTAGTTAAAAATTTATGATTGCCAGTTACACGGATAGATACTCCATTATCAAAGGTTAGCTCATACATTTTTTCGCTAGACGAATTAGTTAAATTTATATGTTGTTTAACTACAGTATCTATCTTAAATTCTTTAGTATTTTCCGAATAGTTAATTACTTTGTCACCAGCTTTTATATTTTTAATAGCCACATATCCAGTCGGAGTTAATACCTTACTATCACTATCAAAACATTCGTCGACCATGACACAGACAACATCTTGTAAGAACTCACCTATGGTGATGTCTACTTCGTGATTACGTGAACCCTTTAATAAGATATTCAAACTCTGCCAAGTACAGATAGTATGTGTGCGTCCAAACTCTTTACGGTCTCCAAAGTAAACTCCAACATCTAATCCCATGTTGACATAGTCTGCTTCTGTTTGTGTTACTAAACTCTTGTTTGGAACGATAACGATAGTGCGACCATGTGGTTCACAGCTATAACTCAGTGCCGCTGTGATCAATGTTTTACCTGCACCTGTTGCTACTTCCTGTAGGCATTGTGGATTAGCTAAGAACTTGTTGATGATCTCAACTTGATAGTCACGCAACATGATTGGTTGCCCAACCATAGGATGTTTATCCGGCCAAGTGATATGGCTAAATGTATCTTCACTGACTTCTGCAAATTCATAC